CGAGGCCGCATCCGGCTTTCGCAAGGGCAGCGGCGCATGCTGGCAGCAATCCGCAGGCTCACCGCCCGGCACGGCTACCCGCCGACGATCAGCGAGCTCGCGGCGGACCTTGGAATGTCAACGACCAACGGCGTTGCCCAAACGCTCCAAGCGTTGCGCCGCAAAAACTGGGTGGATTGGCAGCCGATGCACAGCCGTACACTTGTAGTCAACGACTGACCAAGGAGTATTTCGATGGGACGAGCCAGCCGGGAAAAAGGGAAGCGCGGGGAGCGCGAATGTCGCGACGAGCTCATCGACGTATTCGGTGGTGCCGTGAAGGCCAGGCGCGGGTGCCAGTTCCAAGGCGGGCCCGAATCGCCCGACGTGGTGCTGGAAGGCGTTCCGATCCACGTGGAGGCCAAGCGGACCGAGCGGCTTGCCCTGTGGCCGGCTGTTGAGCAGGCCGGCACCGACGCCCCGACCGGGGCCGTGCCAATCGTGTGGCACAAGTGCAACCGCAAGCCGTCGGTGGTGATCGTTGAGACGGCCCGACTGTACGACCTGGCGGTGGCCATCGTCGAGGCCCGCAAAGGAGCCGGTTAGTGGCCGCAAAGAGCAAGGAAGCGCTGGAGAATCGCCGGAGGTCAACGCTCGAACGCGGCCGGGCCACCAGCCGATTGGGAGCCGACATTGGCGAAATCTCCAAGCCGCTCAATGCAGACCGTCGCGAAGCCTGCCGGCTCGACCTCGCGAAGTTTCTCGTCGAGTATTTCCCCCAGTCCACCGGCCTGTCGCCGTTTTCTGACGACCACAATCGTGTGATCGGCCGCATTCAAGATTGCATCCTGCGCGGCGGGCGGTTCATCAACGCGGTTTATCGCGGCTTTGCCAAAAGCACGATCAGCGAAAACTCGCTCTTGTGGGCCATGCTCTACGGCCACCGCCGATTCGGCGCGATCTTCGCGGCCGAGGCCGACCTGGCCACAAAGGCCATCACGAGCATCAAGCTCGAACTGGCTGAAAACGATTTGCTGTTTGAAGACTTCCCCGAGGTCTGCGTGCCCGTGCGGGCGCTCGAGGGAAAGCCGCAGCGGTGCAACTCGCAGACCTTCGGCGGCAAGCACACGCATATCCGGTGGAACGCCGATAGCGTCGTGCTGCCGACAATCCAGGGTGGCGTGGCGAGCGGCTCGATCATCATGTCTCGCGGGCTCACCGGCTCAATCCTGGGCCTACGGCACAAGTCGCCGGACGGAACCCAACTGCGGCCGGATTTCGTGATCGTGGACGACCCGCAGACGCGAGAGTCGGCGGCCAGCCCGATGCAGTGCCAGAAGCGGCTCGAAATACTCTCGAAATCCGTGCTCAAGCTCGCCGGGCACACGACGAGCATCGCGTGCGTGGTCAACGCTACCGTCATCGCCAACGACGACATGGTTGACCAACTGCTCGACCAGCACAAATTCCCGGCGTGGCAAGGCGAGCGGATTCCCATGGTGCGGCAGTGGTCGAGCCGCCACGAAGACCTGTGGCTCGGCAAGTACCGCGAGCTCCGCAACACGTTCAACAAAGACACGGTCGGCGACCAGGCCCGTGCCCACCGCGACGCCAACGCGTTCTACGCCGCCAACCAGGCCGACATGGATGCCGGGTGCCTCGTCTCATGGCAATCGTGCTTCGATCCAGAGGCGGAAACCAACGCGATTCAGCACGCGTACAACGCGCTCATCGACGACGGCGACGACGTATTTGCGAGCGAGTTTCAGCAAAAGCCGCTGGCCAACGCGGCTCAATCGGCGGCGATTGCCTCCGACGACGTGCGTTCAAAGATCGTCAACATTCCGCGGTGGATCGTGCCGGCCGGCCTGGAGACGCTGACGGCCTTCTGTGACGTGCAGGAAAAACTTTTGTATTGGGCCGTGGTAGCCTGGGGCCCCCAACTCCGTGGCCACGTCGTGTCGTACGGCACGTATCCAGAGCAATCGCGGTCCTACTTTACGCTCCGCGACGCCAGAAAAACGATGGTTAAGGCGGCGGGCGGCGCCTCGCTCGAGGCCGCCATCCACGCCGGGCTCGGCCAGGTGGCTACCGAAATACTCGACCGGGAGTTTTCTCGCGAAACCGACGATGCCGTATTGCGGGTAAGCCAAATGTTCATCGACGCCAACTGGGCACAGACGGCCGGCGTGGTGCGAGACTTTGCCAGGCGTAGTTCGTGGGGGCCGCGCATCCTTCCGACTCACGGCCGATTCGTCGGTGCGAGCGGCTCAACCCTCTCGGATCGCAAGGCGGATCGCGGCGAGCGTGTCGGTGCGAATTGGCGCACGAGCACGATCAACCGGCAGCGGCACGTGCTCTACGACACAAATGCGTGGAAGACGTTTCTGGCGGCTCGGTTCAAGTTGCCGGTGGGCGACCTGCAGGGCATGACGATCCATTCCGGCCATCACGAAATGATGTGCGAGCAACTGGCGAGCGAATATCCGACGCGAGTGGAAGCCAAGGGGCGTATCGTCGATGAATGGCGGCTCATGCCTGGCCGCGACAACCACTGGCTCGATTGCGTTGTAGGGTCGGCGGTGGCGGCGAGTTACACGGGCCTCTCGGCCGTAGGCGTTGATAGCACGGCTGGCGCTGGCGTGAAGAAGACAATTAGCCGCGAGCAGATGGCCAAGCGGCGTGCCGAATTGCTGGCCCTTAAAGGGAGTTGACGTATTTGCACGGCCTGCCACGCTAGGGTGAGTTCCCCCGAAACCAGGAGCAAACTCATGCGTACTGCCGTCGTGATTGCCGCCCTCTTTGCCTGTTCAGTGGCCGCCGCAGACACGTCGATTGTGACGACCACAATCACGATCACCACCGCACAGTCGGACGCTGAGACGATGGCGAGGACCGGCATCCTGCGTCACTGTGGCCGCAACGGTGGCCGCATGGAGGGGATCGGATTTTCGGTCGTCTCGGCCGACGCTGCCATCAAAAGCTGCTGCTACTGGGGCACGCGGAAGCCGCGTGAAATCGGCGTGGCCCGTGGCCCGCGGGGCTGGTTCGCCTGCGTGAGATACTGGTGATGAGCGGACCGCTCATTGCACTCACGGGGCTCGTTTATGCCTGGGTCGCGGCAGAGCAGTTTTGGCGCGGCAATTACGGCATGGCGACCGCATACAGCGGCTACGCGTTCGCGAACGTCGGCATGTGGATGCTCGCTACACGCTGATGACGTGGACTTCGACGCGTTCGACGACCTGGGCGACGAGCTCGGCCTGGTGGTTTTTGCTTGCGGCCGCCCATAACGGCGAGTGTACGGTGGTACACTAACGGGTAGGACGCCGGAGGTCTGCCCATGCCGGATAACGAAGACGTGATTGACGCGCTGGCCGCGAACCTGGCCCAACCGCGCCGTGCGCGGACCGATGCCGGCGAGGTGGAGCAGCACGAGCTCGACCTCCAGGTGGAGGCCGCGAAGTTCGTAATGCAGCAACGGGCCGCCACGTCGTCGCCCTTTGCGGCATTGCGGTTTTCAAAACTTGAAATGCCGGGGGCTTCGTGAGTTGGATCGGCAATCTGCTGTCGCGTCGTGGCAAGCCGCAGGTGCGTGCCCGCTATGACGCCGCGCAGACGACGACGCTGAACCGACGGCACTGGTCGATGGCCGACCTGCTGGCCGCCGACGCCGCGCTCACGCCGGCCGTCCGCGAGCGGCTCCGGTCGCGGGCCCGATACGAGGCAGCCAACAACGCGTACCTTGCCGGAATGGCCGAGACGCTGGCCACCGACTTGATTGGCACGGGCCCGAAACTGCAACTCGATCTTGGCCCCGACGTGGACCCTTCTGCCGTCCGCCAGGTGGAGCTCGCCAACTACGACTGGTCAATCGCCATCGACTTGCCCGGCAAGTTGCGGACCATGCGGAAGTCTCGGGCAATCGACGGCGAAGTGTTTGCGCTCACGACCACCAACCGGGCGCTCCGGGGCGTGCAGTTGGACATGCGGCTTGTCGAAGGCGACCAAGTGACGAGCCCGCCGATCACGCTCGACCCCACGGCTGTGGACGGCGTGCGGTTCGACGCTTCCGGCAACGTGGCCGAGTATCACGTGCTCAAGTTCCATCCCGGTGCCGTGGCCTATGGCTGGACGAACGAAGGCGACTGGGTGGACGCGGAAGACGTGTTTCACTGGATGCACGCGACGCGTCCAGGGCAGCACCGCGGCGTCGGCGAGATTGTGCCGGCCCTCGAACTGTTTGCGATGCTGCGGCGATACACGCTCGCGGTCGTGACGGCCGCCGAAACCGCGGCAGATTTTGCCGCCGTCATTCACACGAATTCCCCCACGAGCGGAGCGGCCGCCGGGCTCGACGA